CGTACCCACCATTAACAACAACTCTACCTGCAACAACACCGTAGTCGGCACAAAATCTTGTATATACATCTTCTTGTCTTAACTTTAAAGATAGTATCTCTAAAAAGTCAAAATCTTGTGTTACGTTAATTCTTAGATTTTGGTCTTTTGTTGGTTGAGCTTTTAGTCTATATGTTTTGGTCATTTACTGTTTTAAAATAAATAGATAATTTAGGTTTTTTATTTAAAACTAATAACCTTAAAAATAAAATAAATGATTTAGTAGAAGTCTACGGTTCTTAGTTGTTTTACCCTTACATTAATATCTCTAGAATCAAATCTGATTTGATATATTTGGTCTGGTTCGGCAAATAAGGTGTCGTCAATTAATAAAATTTCTTTGGTTTCCGCATCGGCGTACCTTTGAGATGTTTCAGATGACGAATATTGACCACCTGTTCTGTTATATATTTTCAAATCTGTTAATGTATTAACACCTGCAACGTCTTGTATTAATCTTCTAATATCAGAAACGTTTACATTTTGACCTAAATCTCTGTTTTGTGGATTCATGTAAGTGGATACTTGGTCAATAATTTGAGTAATTATTTGACTTTGAGCGGTATTATTTTCGATTACAACAGATATTTCAAACTCTAAATCTATTACCTTTGCGACATCAATTGATATGTAGTCATTTATCATTCTATACTTAGACAAATAGGTTGCCAAGTTTGTTTTAATTGCGTTTGGAACTGTTTGTGTTAGATTCCCGTCTGAATCATATGATAAAATTTGTACAGTAACTTTGTTATTATTTTCTGTAATCGCGACTTTGGCAGGTGCCCCAAATTTACCTGGCATTGTATCGATTAAAGATTTATAGTCATTAACTGTCACCGCTCTTTTTTGTGCTGCAAAGTTAAAACTAACCATGTTTCTCGCCTCTTCAATTGTTGGTTGGTTTGCCCCACCAACCGCACTTGTAACATTATTAATTTTTAATGATTGCACAACACTCTGATTGATTTGTGATGAAGGTCCGTTTACTGCTAAATTAACTAATCCAACTTGGTTGATTGAACCAACTCCAACATTCGATGCGGTCCCTCCTCCTACTCGGTACTGAACAAATAGTGTTGTGTTAGGTGTAACTGTAAGTCCTAATCCAATATTATTTTGATAATTTTGTATTTTTAATGGGGTTCCAAGATTTGCAAATTGTTGAAGTTGTTGATTTGGTGTTGTTGTTGCCGCCCCAAATTGTACCTTCATATAACTTTCGGGTGTGTATTCTGTTATAAATCTGTTGTCAGTTTTTATATATTGACCAACTTTAACACCCGCATTGTCTATTGGTTTTGTGGGGTCCTCAATAAAAACTGTGTCTTCCGCCAATGCGTCAACTTCATACCATTTGTTCTGTGACGTTATAAATTCAGCATTTGTTGGGGTTGATTGGTATTGTGTTCCGTCTTTTTGTATGATTGTTGTAACAGACAAAACATTCTTTTCAGGTAAAAAGAAACTATAGAAAGGAACTACGTCAGCGGCATTTACAACTTGCTTATAAATTTTAGTAACACCATTAACAACAACTTCTCTTTTAGTTATTATATAACTTGTTATTTTATTATTGTTGTCAAAAACAGGGGTTTTGGTTCTATTATTAACACCTTCGTTGTTATATTGTGTAGAAAAATCAACATCATAGACTGTTTCAAATGTTTGCCCTCCACCATTAAACTGAGCCCCGGCTCTTAAAATACCTAAGTATCTTGAATCTTCATTGTCACCAAATGCCGGAACTTGTATTGATATTTCCACAAGAGCAACTGAAGGTCGAAATCCCGGTATTTTTAAACCGTAGGTTCTTGCAATATTGAAAATAGAAGACCTTTGTTGTGCATATTGTAAGACAGTTTCTTGAATACTTCTATCGATATGAAAATGTAAATTATCTCCAATCGCAGCATTTAAATCCATCAAAACAGAAAAGATTGAAGCGTCATTAAAGTTTTGAATTATTTCAGGATAATACTGTTGGGTATAGTTAATTAAGTCATTTCTTAGACTTTCAAAATCCCTACTTGTATAATTAATTTTTTGAGTTGCCATAATTATATGTTAATTATTATAAATTCTCTTGAACCAAACGAGTTGTTGTCGTCCGTATAATCTATTGTAAGTTTAGCTGTGTATTCTTGAGTTGCTCTACCAGGTATTCTATATATATCACTTGTTCCTAATAACTCTTGGTTAATGTCACCTGGAGCCTCATCTGATTGTAAATATGGAACCACTTTAATTTCATTTATAGTTAAATTTGGTATGTACTTGTCAACCTGTTGTTGTATTTCAGATTTGATTCCGTCAAACGTTTCACCATCCAAAGGGTCAAAAATAAATTCATATATACGTGTTCCAAAATCAGGATTATAATATCTACTACCTCTTGCGGTTAATATCAAATGTAAAAGGTCTGCCCGTATCTCATCACCAGCATTTTCTGTTAAATCAAAATAATAAGATTTCGGACTATCCCTAAAGGGAAAATTAACACCATAAGTTCTTCCATCTGCCATATTACATAAATATAATATCCAACATTTTTAGTTAAATAGATATAAATAAAAAATCCGAGTATAACTCGGATTAATTTTTAAGAAGAACATCCAAAACAATCAAAGTCTGAATTAGTTGGTTTTGGCGGAAGATTCATGTATGAATAATCTACTTTTGGTTCAACCGGTGAAACTTTTGGTTTTTCCTTTTTTGTAACATCTAAAGCCAAGTGTTTTGCTCCTGTTGAAATGGCCTTTGTTCTTACATAATAACAAAGAGTCTTTAAACCTTTTTCCCATCCATAAAAATGTGAAGATGTTATTTTAGAAAGTGTTGGGTTAGACATGTAAATATTCATAGATTGTGATTGGTCAATAAACGGAGCTCTTTCAGATGCCATATCAATCAATTCTCTTTGTGAAATTTCCCAAATTGTTTTGTATTTTGGAATCAAATGTTCAATTCTTTTAACCTTTCTATTATAACCTTTTTCTTCAGTATCTAAGTAATTGTTGAAATTAATATTTTGAATTGAACCTTCATTCATAATAATTTCATTTTTTAAATCCTCGGACCAAATTCCAATTTTTTCAAAGTCGTTGATTAGGTATTTGTTTACAATCATAATTTCACCTCCAACAACACGTCTATTAAATAAAGCCGAATGTGCGGGTTCTGTCATTTCGAATGAACCTGTAATTTTGGCGGAAGATGCTACAGGCATTTGAGCGGTGAATAATGAATTACACACCCCATAAGTCATTACATCTTCTTTCAAGGTTTTCCAATCCATAAACAAATCTTCTTCAGAGAGCCCCCACATATCAAATTGAAAAATCCCTTGTGACATAGGTGAACCTTTGAAAAACTCATATGGGGTTCTCAAACCTTTTTTACACAAGTCATTACTTTCAAGAATAGCCGCGTAATAGATTGTTTCAAAAATGTTTTTATTTAATTTTTTAGCCTCAGGTGAGGTAAATATGTAATCCATTAAATAAAATACATCAGCCAATCCTTGTGTTCCAATTGCAATTGCTCTTTGTTCTAAACCACCTCTATGACCTTTTTCAGTAGAATAGTTATTTTTATCAATAACATTATTTAATGCTCTAACAACTTTTCTAACTTCACTTATTAATAAAGAATAATCAAACTGTCCGTCTTTGATATAATTTTTTAACACTATTGAAGACAAAGTACAAATTGCTGTGGTCTTTTCATCTGTATATTGGTAAATCTCATTACATAGGTTAGACTGTTTAATTACTCCAATATTTTGGTGGTTAGTTTTTTTGTTTGCACTATCTTTAGAACATAAATAAGGAACTCCCGTTTCTACTTGAGACTCAATAATTTTAGTCCAAATGTCTTGTGCTTTAACTTTTTTACCAAGACCCATACTAACTGCCGTGTTATACACTTCTTCGTATTCATCTCCAAAACATTCTTGTAATGCCTTTAGTCCTGCCTTTTTAATATCATTAGGACAGAATAAATACCAATCGGCGTTGTTCTTAACCGCATTCATAAAGTTGTCAGGAATCCAAAGTGCTGTAAATAAATCACGAGCTCTTAGTTCTTCGGCTCCTGTGTTTTTTTTAATATCTAATAAATCGAATATGTCTTTGTGCCAAGGTTCAAGATATATTGCCGCACTACCCGGTCTTCTACCTTGTTGATTAAAAAATCTTAAAGACTCATTAACGATTTTTAAATATTTTAACAATCCCCCTGCGTAACCACCTGAACTTGAAATTCTACTTTCTTTACTTCTTATGTTAGACATTGAAAGTCCAATCCCGGCAGCATCCGATGAATAAGTTGAAATATCATTCATTGTATTTAACAATCCTTCTCTTGAGTCTGAATCGTTGTAGTGTAAAACACAAGACGCAAGTTGTGGTGTTTTGGTGCCAGAGTTAATCATAATTGGCGTTGCTGGTGAAATAAGTTGAGTCGATAAAGAGTTATAATACTCTAACGCATCTTCTAATGTATTAGTAACCCATATCGCAACTCTCATATACATATGTTGTGGTCGTTCAACAACTTTACCATTTGGTCTTTTTAACAAATACATTTCTTGTAATGACCTCCAAGCAAAATAATCAAAGTTATAATCGTTGTCATGTTTAATCGCAACGTCGACAGTATCTTCACCGTAATATTCAATTCGTTTAATTAATTCTTCATTAACAACTCCATCCTCGTAAAGTAATCTCATAGTCTTTGAAAAACTTTCATCAGTTTCTTTATGATATGAAGATATTGCAACCGACGAAGCCATTCTTGAATAGTCGTGATGACTTCCTGTATAGGCTGCCGCAATCTCATAAATTAACTTATCAAGTTCTTTAGTTGTTACTTCCCCCTCAGTCGGAACCGATGTGATTACTTTAATAAAAATTTCATCTGAGTTTACGTTCAAACCTTTTGCCGAACGTTTTACTCTGTTATAAATTTTTTGTGGATTGAACGCCACGTTCTCTCCATTTCTTTTTGTTATTTTTAATGACATATTAATAAATTTAAAAATCTTCTGTGAATGTTATAGTTTCGTTTAACTTCGCTTTTTGGTATTCCATTGTTCTTGATTCAAAGAAATTACCTTTTGTTTCAACCGCAATTTGTTCCATGAATTTAAATGGTTGTTCAACATTAAATTCTTTACTACAACCCATCTTAACCAATAAACCATCAACAACAAACTCTAAGTATTGTTTCATTAGATTAGAGTTCATACCGATTAAAGATACTGGAAGTGATTCAGTGATAAATTCTTTTTCAATTTCTAATGCTGAAAGTAGAATTTCTTTGATTCTTTTTTCTGATGGTCTTTCTTCTAAGTGGTTATTTAATAAGTGAATTGCAAAATCACAATGTAAATTTTCATCTTTAAAGATAAGTGAATTAGCATTACATAATCCTTGCATAATACCTCTTGATTTCATCCAAAAAATAGAACAAAAAGAACCTGAAAAGAAAATACCTTCAACGGCGGCAAACGCAACTAACCTTTCGGCAAATGACGCCTTTTCAATCCATTCTAAGGCCCATTTAGCTTTCTTTTGAACGGCAGGTAATCTATCAATCGCATTGAAACATTCGTCCTTTTCTTTCGCGTTTGAGATATACGTATCAATCAATAATGAATACATTAATGAGTGAATGTTTTCCATAGCCAATTGAAAACCGTAGAAAAATTTAGCTTCAGGATATTGAACTTCGCGATAAAAGTTTTCAGCTAAGTTTTCATTCACAATACCATCTGACGCTGCGAAAAATGACAGTACATTCTTAATAAAGAATTTTTCGTTTTCTGTCAAATTTTCCCAATCTCTGATGTCATTTGTTAAATCTACTTCTTCTGCTGTCCAAAATGCGGCTTGGTGTTGTTTGTAAAATTCCCATATATCATTGTGTTCAATTGGGAAGATGACGAACCGACCAGGATTTTCTGTTAATATTTTTTCCATAATTTTTAATTAATTTAAGATTGTTGTTCTTTTTGCTTTTTCTTTTCTAAAAGCTCTTTGATTCTATTTTTGTTTCTTTCTTCTTTTTGTTCTTCCAAACCTAAGAAAGTCATACTTTGTTCTGTGTCTATTTCTAACATTCCGTTGTCAAATTTACAGTTTTCAAAAACAACACCGTCTTTACCAATTCTTGATTTGGTAATGGCGATTGTTGCCAAATTCATTTCTTTTTGTTGTAGACTCTTGGCTACTGTAATGATTACGTGACCAACCTGAGCCTTTTTAATTGACCCACCCATTTGGTCTGTTGTAACCACTTCTGACGAAATCGAATTACGATTTCCTTGTGTTGCGGTCCAACCTGCGATGTCCAACTCATGACACATTGCTTCAAACCCTCTCATTACTGAACCTTCACTTTTCCATTCATCACCCAACATCTTGTCAGGAACAACACAGTCGATGTAATCTAAAATAATCATATCAACTCTAGTTCCTTCAGCCATCATCTTTCTAACCTGATTTTTGATTTGATTCATGGTCACAGTATCGGAAGGTAATTTTTTAATAATTAACTTATTTTTCATAGTTTCCTTAATGTGTTTTACCTTCGCCATAACTTCATCTCTATATTCAGACATGTCATCAGGATGAATCCCGGTCCAAAGCGTAAAGTGTTTTCTTTGGATAATTTTTGGGTTGTCTTCAAAAAATATTTGAAGAACGTTGTATCCCAAGTTGAATGCGTGGTTTGCAATTTTTGTAGTGAAAGTTGACTTACCAACACCTGTTGGTGCCAAAATAACTCCAATTTCACCTTTAGCCAAACCACCTTTCAATAGGTTGTCAATACCTGCAACTCCAATTGGAATTGGGTGTCTGTAATCATCGTTTAGAACCTCATCAAGGTTGAAGAAAACATCGGTTGTTCCCTTATCAACCTCACCAACTTGTAATGCCCCTCTTACCATTTCTTCTAAGTGGTCATAACTTTCAAAATCACCCTTATCAATAATTGATTGAGCTTTGGTCATAACCTTCTGTAATTCTTGTTGTTTACAGAATTTTAATGACTTTTCTTGAACAAATAATGAACCGTCATCAGACACATCTTTTACTTGTTGTAATGTATCCAAAACGCTCTTTTGAGCCATCGGAGAAGATATTTCTGACTTTGTAAGTTGCTCTAATGTATCAAATGTTGGAGTATGTTCATATTTTGAATAGAACTCCTTAATCATTTGACAAATAATACGAAAATATTGGTTGTCAAAATAGTGTGGGTCAATAACTTCAAGAATGGAATTTGAGAAATCTTTATATAAAATAATATTGTTTAATAATTGAATTTGAAAAGTATTTCCTAAGTATCCGAAGTTTTTTTTGTCTGACATATTCTGTATTTTTTTTTCTTTGTATATGATAAATATGACTAAGCCAACGAATAATTAAGGTAATTATAAGATAAATTTTTATCTGAAAAAATGTCAGTTAAGTCTTTTAATATCGTTTTTATCGTTGGTCGTATATCCAGGGTATATCTAGCCTTTGGTGGGTATACTTTAGCGTCGATGATGGTATGACAAATTGTCTCATTTCCAATTCGAATAATCAAATTAAAAACTTCTGGACCATCAGTATTTGATGTGTCTAAGATAGATGGGTCTTCTTCAATTTGGAACCGATTTTCCAACATATAGAAAACTGATTTGTTTCTTAGTTTTGTTTTTAACTCTTCTGACAATGATTTCATGTAGTTCAATAACTCAATACTATTTTTAGCCTTTTGGTTAATGTTTCTTACATTGAAAAAACGTTGTACGACGAAGTTGTCATTTAATGTAATTAGAAATTCAACTTTAGTAATGTCCTGATTTTCTTTCATAATTTTAATTTTTTCTTTTAAATTTTGTTTTTTCTTTTCTTGTTAACTTTAAAAATGGTTTTAAAAAATAAATCCAATTATCATCTGTTTTTGGTAGATACTTAAATAACCCGTCTTCCATCATCATACGTATTAGGTTTTTATATCCCCTACCATCAGGGTCCAATGATTCTGAATAATATGCCCTAACCAAATCTTTACCTTCTTGATTTATTAGAGGTTCACTTAAATCAATTAGTTTTTTATTAATCACATAATATTCATCACCAAATATACCATCTTTTGTTTTACCAGACAAAAGATTTTGTAATGATTTGTTGTCTTTATTTTCTTTAAGGAGTTTTTCCCCTTTCGATAAAATATCGGATAATTCCACTTCTTTTTCAAGTAGCTCAGGAAAAAACTTAATTAAAGTCTTTTCACCTAAATAAAAAATACCGTCGATATTATCAGATGAATCACCTGTAAGGATTTTAATTGTTTTGACATTATAATGGGGAACTTCAAAATCACTCATTTTGATAGTGTCCCCCATCTTATAATATCTTTTTGTGGATGGTGAATAGATAGAAACCTTTTCAGATATAAGTTGTGTAAGGTCTCTATCACTTGAGAAAATTGTTTTATTCTCGTCTTCAGAAATTTGACAGTAATACGCAATTAAATCATCCGCTTCTGAATTTTCAACTTCAAGTTGTCTAACAAACATCTCTTCAAGATATTGCTTAACTCGTTGTTTTTGTTCATCATAAGAATCTTGTTTAATCTCATTAGAATCGTTTCTACGGTTTAATTTATACTTGGGGTATATCAACCTTCTCTGTGATGAGTTCGTGTCACTATCCCAAAATACTACAACTTTATTATAGTTGTTCTCCTCTAAAAACTTTCTTAAAGTATTCAAAAAGTGCCAAATGGCCCCAATATGTTTTCCTTTGTGGAAATAATCTTTTACTCCATGAAAACCAATTTTCATCAAATTGTTTCCATCAACCAATAAGGTTTTTGTCACTTTTTTTGTTTTTAATTGTTACTACTCTACTTCTTCTTTTTCTGTT